ACGCAGAAGCGGAGATTGAATTGCATAAGGCTAACATAGAGGTTTATATGCAACAGGTAGTTGGAATTGGCGAGCATAGTGATATTATCGAAACTATTCAAAAAGAATTAGATAAAATGGCTACTGCACATGACAGACTTGAAATGTTAGATAAACATTTTGGTGCTTAAAGTCATTGACAAAGACCTAAATAAAGTATATAATATATATAAATTTGGCAATCCACTGCCTTAACATCGGAGAAATAAATGAGTAAAAGTGACCAGATCAAAGCCCGTTTGCAAGACGCAAACATTCGTCATTGGGCAGGCGATAACATTAGTGAGGTATTACAAGAAGGTGATACTGACGCACTAATTGAAGAAGCGACTGTAGCATTTGAAAGTGTACTTGATGCACTTGTAATTGATAGGCATAACGATCCTAACAGTATGGGAACTGGTAAACGTCTTGCTAAGATGTATATCAAAGAACTAATGGCAGGACGTTATGAACCTATTCCAGCCGCAACTGCATTTCCTAATGATAGTGCATCACGTTATGAAGGTATGCTAGTAGTACGTAGTGAACTTACAAGTATGTGTTCACATCATCATCAGATTGTTAGAGGTGTTGCATACATAGGTATTATTGCCGCAGATAAATTAATTGGTTTAAGTAAGTATACACGTATTGCACAATGGTGTGCTATGCGAGGTACGTTGCAAGAAGAATTAGCAAACGACATTGCTCGTGAAATTCAAAAGGCAACGGGTGCAGAACACTTAGGTGTTTATGTCCAAGCAACACATGGTTGTGTTGAAAACAGAGGTGTAAAGGCACATAGTAGTCTTACACAAACAACTGTTCTTAAGGGTGCATTTAAAGATGATGCAGGTACTAAGAAAGAGTTTATGGACAATATTAAATTACAACAGGAGTATGCGAAATGAGTGATGGACCATTAAAGTCAGCTACAGTAGATGGCATGAAAGATTTAACAGGCGTTATCAAACAAGAGTTTATTACGTATCGTGTCAAAGACGGTATGTTAACTAAAGAAATAACTACTCGTAGATTTTATAACGAAGACTATCACGATTCAATGACAAGTGAACCATTAATGCGGGTGGTACAATGAGTCCCATTCCAGAAAGAGTTATAATGCCTGGAGCACCTGAACCTAAGGATCCAAGTAAGAAACATTTTTATATTAGTCTTGTAAAAAGTGCAATTCGTATTGCAGGTTGTGTAGTAGCATTATTTACAGGAAGTATTGTTTGGTTAGCAGGTGGTTTACTTGTTGCTGAACTATTAGGGATTGCAGAGGAACTATAATGCCAGCTAAACTTAGATACTCAGAAGCATTTTATAGTGTACAAGGTGAAGGTAAGTTTGTAGGAGTACCTAGTGTATTTTTACGTACCTTTGGTTGTAACTTTCGTTGCATGAACTTTGGTACTGACGAGAAACGTGATCGTTGGGAACAACATAAAGCAGGTAAGAAACATAACGCAGAAGTACTGGAACTTATTAATCAAGGTGTCCACGAAACTACAAAAGAGTTTAATGACTTACCTATTATACATACAGGTTGTGATACTTATGCAAGTATCTATCCTGAATTTAAACACTTCAACAAACTAGCTGAAGTTGATGACGTTGTTGAACATTTACTTTCACTCACACCTAATGGTAAGTGGGTACAAGATAATGGCCAAGACGTTCATTTAATATTAACTGGAGGGGAACCGTTACTAGCGTGGCAACGGTTATATATCGAACTATTCGAGCATCCACGTATGCAGGACTTAAAAAATGTTACATTTGAAACAAACACTACACAAATTTTACACGACGATTTCTTCAACTATCTCAACGATCAAGATCGAATCCAAGTCACTTGGTCTTGTTCCCCAAAACTTAGTGTTAGTGGAGAACCTTGGGATACTGCTATTAAGCCTGATGTGGCTGAGCAGTATAATACTGTTATTGATAGTGACATGTATCTCAAGTTTGTTGTCGCTACTCAAAACGACTTTGATGAAGTTGAAAGAGCTGTGGAGGCTTACCAAGGTGCCGGGGTACAATGTCCAGTATATCTTATGCCGTTGGGTGGACGCAGTGAAGAATATTCCCTCAATGTTAAAGACGTGGCGGAAGCCTGTATGGCAAAAGGATGGAGATTCACTCCAAGACTCCACATCAGCTTATTCGGAAATGCCTGGGGAACTTGATAAATTGATTAAGGCTAGAATAGGACAAGAAGAAAATACAACAAAGGACACTAAACCTCTTGATGAACAATTAAGAGAAAAGGGTCTACTATAAGGAAACACAATGCTAGATAAACTAAAAAATGTGTTTAAGAAAAAGGAACCTGTTACAGGCGAGCCTAATTCAAGAACACTATTAGAACAAGAAAAAGAAGCGGCGACCAAAGCTAAGAAGCCTTGGGTAGCAGTATTAGATACACAAGTTAATCCAAAAGATATTAAGAACGGGTTCTTTGAGCTCGATTGGAATAACGAGTTTATTGAACAACTACTTGATGCTGGTTACACAGGCGAAACTAATGAAGCTATTGTAGACAGTTGGTTTAAAGATGTTGCTCGAACTATCTTAACAGAACAAGGACATGATCCGCAAAGAGATGCTGGACATATCAAAATTGTTTCTAGAGAAGATGGTAAAAGTGAAGCAAGTTAAAAAAGCTCAAGGACAATTAGCTACATTGCAAGACCAAGCAGTTTGGTTAGTTATGCACCCACACCGTAATATGGGTTGGGAAGAAGATACTATGTGGCCATGGCTACCACATGAGATGATACGAACAAGCCAAAAGATTGATTACTATCTTAAAGATTGTAAACATAAATTTATAGTTTGTAACAAAGAGAAGGATCCAATAGCTAACTTCTCTAAATGGAAACAAATGAATCAAAGACAAGCCTTAATCAAATACTGTAATAAAAATAATATTACTAAAATTGTATATACAGGCTTTCACTATGGAGTATGTATCCTAAGTGAAAAAGAAGTAGGTGCAACTGCAATGCACCAAAACTCACAACTTGAACTGTTTGTTAAACGTGATTTAACTGATATTGGACCTGGTGCTACTGTAGACAGTTGGGGTCAAGCAGATGACAACACAAAACTGGTTGCTCAAATTATTTAGATTTAGGTTGACTTGTGTGGCAGTTCGTTGTATAATATACATACAATATAATAGATTTGGACGGTAATATGAAATATGTACTAGTAGATACAGCAAACACTTTCTTTCGAGCTCGGCATGTAGTACGTGGCGACTTAGATACTAAGGTAGGTATGGCTTTCCATATTACACTTAATAGTATTAAGAAAGCATGGGAAGACTTTGAAGCTGATCATATTGTATTTTGTTTAGAAGGTCGTAGTTGGCGTAAAGATTATTACGAGCCTTACAAACGTAATAGACAAGAAAGTCGTGATGCACTTAGCCCTAGTCAAGCAGAAGAAGAAAAGATCTTTTGGGAAACGTTTGATGCATTTAAAGACTTTGTAACTACAAAGACTAATTGTACTGTAATGCAACATCCTGAACTAGAAGCAGATGACTTGATTGCAGGTTGGACACAAGCACACCCAGATGATGAGCATGTTATTATTAGTACTGATGGTGACTTTGCACAATTAATTGCACCTAATGTATCACAATACAATGGTGTTAGTAATACAATTATTACACATGAAGGTTACTTTGATGATAAGAAAAAGCAACCTGTTATTGATAAAAAGACTGGCTTAGAAAAGCCTGCTCCACAACCTGACTATATGCTATTTGAAAAGTGTATGCGAGGCGACACAAGTGATAACGTGTTTAGTGCATACCCAGGTGTACGTAAAAAAGGTACTAAGAACAAAGTAGGCTTACTAGAAGCATACGAAGATAAAGGTACTAAAGGCTATAACTGGAATAACTTGATGCTACAACGTTGGACTGATCATGAAGGTAACGAGCATCGTGTACTAGATGACTATCAACGTAATGTTACACTATGTGACTTAACTGCACAACCTGAGAATATTAAAGAAAAGATTTTTAACACTATTAACGAAAATGCACAACCTAAGAATGTTTCACAGGTTGGCTTGCGTCTTATGAAGTTCTGTGCTATATACGATATGCAAAGAATTTCCGATAATGCACAAGCATATGCAAAACCACTACAAGCGAGGTACCCTGTAAAATGACAAAACTAAAGGCAAATGAAATACTAAAGAATAAATTTTGGATCATTGAAGATACTGATTCGAACGAAAAGAAAGGCACACTATCACGTGATGCTGATAACAAATATATGTACAGTTGCGATACAGGAACTTACATATATGATACTAAAGGTATTGTTGAAAAGAACTTAGGTACACTACTTTGGAATAAGTCAGGTGTTAGTGAAGCAAAACCTAGTGTTTCAAAAGAGATCTATAACTTACCAACTAGTACTGTTCCTTACAATAGTATGTTTGATGTAAAAAGAAAGTTTGGATTGTTTACTAAAAGTAAAAAGTCTAAGAGCTTATATTGTGCAGGTTATTTTTGTATTCACTTTGACAAGGGTTGGGTAAAGAGTTTTTGTCCTAAACTTGTAACATTAGAATCATACGAATATAGAGGTCCGTTCCAGACTGAGATCGAAATGCGTCAGGAGTTATCACGTGCCAACCGTTAATCCATTAAACACTATTCCTTTACAACAGTTTATTGACAAAGTTAAGACTGCTGACAACCAACAATTAAAAGACATTACACTTAACATTAGAGATGCTAAGAACTTGGCATTGACTATCGGAAGTGTAATGAGTCGCTTACACGGCGAATTAGAAGCTCTAGTACACCAGGAAAAGAACGCTGAAGAAGTAATTAATGTTACTGTAGACGGTGGCGGACAAGGGTGGAAGTAGCCAAGTAAACTACGCATATAACTCCATCATTTGGATAAATACTTATGATAGAGGAACGATATATGAGTAGACCAAAACCTAAAGTATTGCTAGAGCATGTAAATAAAAAGTCTTATAGAAGCGAACAAATTCTAGAGGCTGATGCTATTTGGGCAGTTTTCCATCAGGGTAAACCTTTTAACTTAAAGTCATCTAATGTACTTACTAATTACCCTGGACCTAAATATAAGAAAGTGTCTTTTAGCAATCCTGGACATGCACATAACCTAGCAAGTAAACTCAACGAACTATTCACTACTGAAGATTTTACCGTCGTAAAACTAACTTCCGGCACAACAGTACAAGAAGACTAAAATGAACTGGAAAGAAACCTATACCAAGGTATTCTTAAAACAGGCCAACATTAGTATTAGTGAAAGCACGTTAAAAGAGTACATGCCGTTATGGTGGCAAAACACTAGAGCAGTTGGCGGCTTACGTCTAACTGACGAAGGCATGATGTTTATTATGGACAAATTGGATTTGGTTACATATGAAATTCCATTTCCACCAGAATTTAAGATAACAACCCAAATTATATTGTTCTTAGATAAGTTTATCGATTGTCCTTACTACGTAACTAACAAAGCAGTAACAGTTACAAGTGAAAAAAAGAGCATGGAATTACATCTTTTTAGTGGAGATGTCCGTAAATATGGACTAGCCAAAGCTCTAAAACGGACAGACGAAGAGCTAAACCCTTGATATTACTACATTCTTTTTCTTAAAAAAATTGCATTTTTAGGTTGACCTTTTGAATACGAGGTGCTATAATATATACATACTTAGAAATTAAAGTATGGCACTGAACAAAATGAAAGAGGAATACAACATGGAAAATATAGCAGTTAGAACAGTAAGTCCTAATAGTGCAAAGAAGAGCATTGTTAGAGCATTTAAAAAGAAACGTCCGTTGTTTATCTGGGGAGCACCAGGTATTGGTAAATCGGATATCGTTGGACAAGTTGCAAAAGAAATTGATGCACATATGATTGACATTCGTTTGTCACTATGGGATCCAACAGACATTAAAGGCATTCCGTATTATAGTTCAAATGATAATACAATGCATTGGGCACCACCGCAAGAATTGCCAACAGAAGCAGATGCTAAGAAGCATAAGTTTATCGTTTTGTTTTTAGACGAAATGAACTCTGCGGCACCGGCTGTACAAGCGGCGGCATATCAATTAATCCTTAACCGTAAGGTTGGTACTTATGTACTACCAGACAATGTTCTTATTGTAGCGGCAGGTAACAGAGATGCTGACAAAGGTGTTACATATAGAATGCCAGCACCATTGGCAAATAGATTTGTTCACTTAGAACTAAAAGTTGATTTTGACGATTGGTTTCAGTGGGCAGTAAACAATGACATACACCAAGATGTTGTTGGTTACTTGACATTCAGCAAGAAAGACTTGTATGACTTTGATCCAAAAAGTCCAAGTCGTTCATTTGCTACACCTCGTTCTTGGTCATTTGTATCCGAACTACTAGAGGATGATGATGACGAGATCACCACTACCGATTTAGTTAGTGGTTCAGTTGGCGAAGGCCTGGCTGTGAAATTCATGGCCCACCGTAAAGTTTCAGCTAACTTACCTAACCCATCTGATGTATTAGATGGCAAAGTAAAAACATTAGAAACACGAGAAATCAGTGCCATGTATTCCTTGACTGTTTCTTTATGTTATGAGTTAAAAGAAGCTAACGATAAAGGCAATAAGAAGTTTGACGATATGGTTAATAACTTCTTAAGGTTCTCAATGGACAACTTTGATACCGAGCTAGTAGTTATGGGTATCAAATTAGGTCTTACACAATACCAACTTCCAATCGATCCAGATGAAGTTGAGTGTTTTGATGAGTTCCATGAAAAGTACGGAAAGTACATCACAGCCGCACAGGCTAGTTAACTGATTAGGGTAGGGTACTTTTTGGTACTCTACCCTTTTTATTTGGTTGACAAACTCAATTAAATACTGTATACTGTAAGTATAAACAATAAGGAATAGGCACATGGCAACAGACGTATTAGAACTAGAAACAGAAACTCCACAAATAGAAATTACTGACGAACTTCGTGCAGAAGTTTTGGACAGAATTATTGTAGCTAGAGTTGGTTTGTTATTGCGTCATCCATTTTTTGGTAATATGGCTACAAGGCTTATTATTAAAGAAGCAAGTGATTGGTGTCCTACTGCCGCAACAGATGGCAGACACTTATTTTATAGTGTTCCGTTCTTTGCTAAAATGACTAACAAAGAAATAGAATTTGTAATTGCACATGAAATACTTCATTGTGTATTTGATCACATGACACGTAGAGAAGATAGAGATCCGCAGATACATAATATTGCGGCAGACTATATTGTAAACAATACACTAGTACGTGATCGTATTGGTGACAAGCCTAAAGACATTCCAATTTTCCAAGACTTTAAATATGACGGTTGGACTTCAGAGGCTGTATATGATGATATCTTTGAAAAGTACGATCAAGAAGAATTAGAGCAATTAGGTAAACTACTTGACGAACACGTTGATTGGGAGAAAGGTAATAGCCCACAACCAGGTCAAACTAAAGGCAAGGCACCTAGTGCTAACAAGCCTTCATATAGTAAAGAAGAACTTGCTAAAATACGTGACGAAATAAAAGAGAACATGATGTCTGCGGCACAGGCGGCAGGTGCAGGTAATGTTCCTGCAGAAGTAGAACGTATGATTAAAGAACTTACTGAACCTAAGATTACTTGGAGAGAGTTACTTAGACAACAAATTGAAAGTACTATACGTAACGATTTTACATTTAGTCGTCCTTCACGTAAAGGTTGGCATACTGGTGCAGTATTACCAGGTATGAACTTTATGGATACAGTTGATCTTTGTATTGCTATTGACATGTCAGGTTCAATTGGTGACAGTCAAGCAAATGACTTCTTAAGCGAAGTACAAGGTATTATGGACGAATATCAAGACTATAAAATTAAATTATGGTGCTTTGATACAGAAGTTTATAACGAACAAGATTTTAGTGCAGACTCGGCTAGTGACTTACGTGAGTACAAAGTTATTGGCGGTGGCGGTACTGACTTTATGAAAAACTGGACATACATGAAAGAACATGATATTGTTCCTAAGAAGTTCATTATGTTTACAGATGGTTACCCTTGGGATACATGGGGTGACGAAAACTACTGTGATACAATTTTTATTGTTCATAGTTATCATGATAAAAATATGCAGGCACCATTTGGTATTACTGCTCATTACGAAGAAGGAAAATAGTGCTGGACAAAGATATTAAACCCAATGCTTATGACTTTTTTGATATTAGGGAAGCTAAGTCTGCCCCTAAACATTTTGAGTTCTGTAGTATCCACCCAAAATATAACATGGAAGATTCCATCCGTAAATGGATTAAGGCAAACTTAAAAGGACGATTTTATATAGGTCGAACACTAGTTCTATCTGATAACCAAAATCGTGCATACAATCAGACTATTAAAATTGGATTTGAACAACATAGAGAGCTCAGTTACTTCATGTTAGCTTGTCCACATTTAAAGTATAATTAATTAACCCAGAGTAAATATAATAGCATATACACAGATATGCTTGTTATGATCAAAACAAGGAGAATATAAATGTCAAATGATACAACAAAAGTTGCATCAACCCCAACAGTAGGAAAAGATGGCGCAGGCCAAGCACCTATGCCACAGGGTGGTGCACCAGAAGGAACGCAGGCCGCGGCAGAATTAACTGTTCAGGACTTAGGCGTTTTAAAAACTATTATCGAAGTTGCACAAAGTCGTGGAGCATTTAAGGCTAACGAACTAGAAGCAGTCGGAAAAACATTTAATAAATTAGATGTATTCTTAACAACGGTACAAAATCAACAAGTAGGCGAATCAGCAAAGGCTCCGGCAACACCGGCGGCTCCAGCAAACCCTAAAGATACACCAGTATCATCTGCGGATGCTAATGCTGTATTAGGCGCCTAAGGAGAAATATAATGGCCTTAAAACACATAGGAAGATTAGAAGCTACAGGACGTAAAGTTGCTGTCGCATTTAGAACATTACCAGACGATCCAGAAAGTTGTCTAGTTGTTCAAACTGAAAACTTAGGTGATAGTGAACATGACGTACTAATGAACTTAGTTGAAAGTAATGCAGGACAAACTGCTGACGAATTAGCAGATGCAATGCAAAGAACCCAACTAACAGACGGTAGTACTATGTTACCATCATTTCATGCTAGAGGTAAATTAACTAAAGTTGCTACAACAGATGTTACTATGACACCTGATAATTCAACTACAATTAACCTTGCAGAACTTAATAAAGTAATTGCTGACCAAAAAGGAATTAGTATTTCCGATTTAGCAGTAGGACAAAGTTCAGTGACTGAAGTAGGATCAGGCGGACCAGTTGGTACTCCTGAAGTACAAGCTCAAGCTGTTGCAAGTACAGATGAGCCTTTATCAGACGACGACTTAGCTAAGAATCTAAGAGCTGATGCTGATAGACTATTTAAAGAAGCTACAGAGTTAAGAAAACAAGCCGACGAGTTGGCACCTGTTAA